CCCAGACGAGTACCTTCCTCATTAGATACATTAGCTACTTTAGTTTGATGGTATAAGTTCACGTAATCCATTTGTTTTAATCGGTTTAGTGTTGCTATACCTAAGGAATTAGATTCCACTGCAAGCAGAGAGTTGTTATAGTATCTACCTAAATAGAATAATAGATCACCATATTGAGTGGGGTCTATCTTGTTATTACGGTAGACAGCACACACTTCTCTGTCTGCATTTAATACTACTGCTGCTGAGTAGTCTTGTCCAACACCTAAGGCACAGTCAGCTCCGATGATGAAGTTACTGTCAAACTTAGGGTACTTAAAGATCTCCAGTTGTCCTTCCCTGTGATCGTCAAACATACATGATTCAATACTAAAGTTTTGTTTCTTAACACATGGTATAGTTTTTGTATTCATCAACTTACCAGTGTCAAACACATTAGATCCTGAAACTATAAATGCTTCATTAGCTGTAGATGGGTACTCTTGTTTAAACTTATCTACACCCCCTTCGGCTATCTTAAGACGCCTCCAGTATAACTGTTCAATATCCAAACCGTGTAAGGTTTGTAGTTCTTCCTCTGCTTCTGTGATAGTCTCTGAGAATATCTCAGGTTCTAGTACAAAGCGTCTGTACTCTGGCATAAGGAACCAAGGTACAAAGATAGGTACGTACTCGTTCTCACCAGCAACTGCACCCTTCCATAACCTGTGGAACTCATTGCCTACACCATTAGCTGTAGACTCCAGTATTACTTCTGTGCCATCAGCTTGTGAGATACCTTGGAATAAGCCAGCAAGTATCTTTGCATCATGAGTCCAAAAAGCAACCTCAGATAGGTGAGCAATAGTTGGTGTGGTTCCACGACCAGCCTCAGGGGAACCTGCTGTGTACAGACGATATCCTGAGTCATTATGTTCAAACCCAATCTCCTTAGAGTTAGACTTCTTGAGTATAGGTGTGAACTCAGGTTTCATATTCTGGATTATGTTCCGGGACATGGCAAAGAGTGCATCGGATGTTGCTGAGTCATGAGCCATAACTACTGACTTATTGTATGGTGTCAGGTAAGACTTCCAGTATACACGCCCACAAGAGTAAGTGGATAAACCCATCTGTCTTGCTTTGAGTATAATGGCTCGTACCTTGCCTGTTTCCTTTAATTGTTTCTCTATTGCATCGTCTACAATCTGTTGTGCTGCATTAAAAACTAAGGGTATGAAACCTTTAGATGCATCTTTTGGTAATATACGGATCTGTTCTTTGGCAAACTCTTGAAAGGACCCCTCGTATCTTGAGAGATCCTTACGTTTACGTGCTTCTACTGCTAAAGCCAGCTTCTGTCTATTCGTCATAGACGAACTTTTATTGTTTATTTCAGTTTCCAAAGGGAGTCCTCCAAGACTACGTTTAGGTAACCCCCGGCATAGAGGTTTTTAAGCAATACAAAATAAATAAAAGAGTAGTTACCTCATGGTGCTTCTAAGGAACCTATAGTACCTATAGTATCCCTAAGGAACCTACTAGTATATAAGAAGGTATAGCAGTAGTAGTTAACCTTAGGGACTCCTTAAGAACCCTTAAGACATCCTTACTACTCTTTGAGGGGGGTATCTGACCATTATATCTATATATATTAGATACAGGTACAGTGATGTAGTTACTCAGAGACCCCCTCGTATCTCTTAAGGTAGTTCCTTACCGTGTCCAGTATGGTACTACCCTAACTACTTCACTAGTGTTCCTATAAGGTACTTAAAAGATTATCTGAGAGAAAACCCTTAGTGTTCCTATAAGGTACTTAAAAGATTACAGAAGTTTATCTCAAGGATACACGGGTAAGTCCCTATATATCAAGGTACCCTTCATACTTCAGGGACCCCCCTTGATATCCCTCAGAACTCCCCAAGAATCCCTAAGGATCCTTTAGTAATCACCTAGAACTACAGAAGGGTTGTGTGTTCTGTTGTAGTCCCGAGGGGTACCGGGGGATAGCCCAAAGAACTCCCAAAGAAGTACATATATACCCATACATACACAATGTATTACAGCAGTACTAACATAGTCCTAACATAGTCCTAACAGTAGTCCTAACAGTAGTCCTAACATAGTCCTAACATAGTCCTAATATAGTCCTAATATAGTCCTCAAGGAATAGCCGAAACACTGCATACTAAAGACATTGACTAATAGTGTACTCAGACATGTCTCACTTCGTGAGCCAGAGCTGTCTGACTTAGTTCATACTAAAGACATTGACTAATAATATACTCAGACATGTCTCACTTCGTGAGCCAGAGCTGTCTGACTTAGTATTGACTTGGAGCCTTTGGCTCCTTTAAGGTACTACTTTCAGTACCACCAACTCATCCAAGAGGATTAGCCCATGAGTCTTGCAATTCCAGTCCAAATCTCCACAGGACTTAAAAACCGTGGTTCCATCTACATTCAAATCAAGAACGGTAACGTGTACCGTTTGATCAAGAATGTAGCTCCATTCAAAGCACAGGTCATGATGAACACCATCATGTCTAAGAAGTCAGTGGCTCTCAAGCACTGGGTTCGTGTACGTTAACCCAAAGGACTCTTGCGAGTCCTTTTCTTTTTATACTCATCTCTGACCTTACGGCCAGAGCCTTTGGCTCCTATTGGGTTCTCAATTAACTAGTAAGGAGTAATAGTATGGAACTGTTTAAGATAGTAGTAGCTGGTGGTCGGGAGTTCTCTGACTATGAGCTACTAAAGGCCAAGATGGATAGCCTCATCAAGGCCAAGTCTCTCACTCATGAAGTCATCATCATCTCTGGTACTGCAAAAGGTGCTGATATGATGGGTGAGACTTATGCTGCTGATCGTCAGTTAAACATCATGAAGTTCCCAGCTCAATGGGAGTTACATGGTAAGTCAGCTGGTTACAAGCGTAATGTACATATGTCAACAGTAGCAGATGCTGTTGTTGTGTTCTGGGACGGTAAGTCCAAAGGCTCAAAGCATATGGTTGACATTTCCAAAGCTGCTGGATTACCACTCAGGGTAGTTCGGTACTAACCTAAGGAACTTCCGACTGTTCTGGTCAATACGGCCAGAGCCTTCGGCTCCTTTTGGGTATTAAATAAAACAATACCTATGTGAAGCTGTTGGATTCTCCAACCTCTCACACCAATTAAATTCCACCAAGTGGAAAGGATAATCATTATGTCAGATTTTAAAGTTGTACGTAACATCACCATCGTTAACACTCGCATGATCACACCTGTCACACGTGACTTTGGTGACCAGTATTCAATCCTTGCAAGTGGTACAAGCTTGCAGGAAGTTGGTATCAAAGCCAATAAGGATGGATCAGGTTGGATCAACTCCAACGCAAGCTACCCAAATGGTGATTCCATTCCTAACATCCCTATGGTAGACCGTTCTAAACGTGCTATCACTACGGAGTTGGGTGCTGGTTCACAGGTAGAGTTAGCTTTCAGAGTGGTTAAGACTGCCAAAGGCACGTACCACAACCTTGCCGCTGTTAAGGTTATGAAACTGGTAAAACCGTTTAACATCTTAGACGTCTTTGACGAAGCAGAAGAGATCACTGAAGAAGATGTTCTCGATTCATTCTAACATAGCACCACACGGAGGCTCCTAACGGAGTCTCCTGCCTTTTTTTTACACACTGTTCAATATCCCACTTAAGTTAAGAGGAATTAACCATGTCACATCAAGAAGAGTATCATAATAAAATAGCAGAACGACAATCAGATGAAGAAACTGTAGATACGCAGTTAGATAACCTAATAGAATACGTCTTTGGTGAGTTCAGAGAGGTAGAGTAATGTTTGTACTCTTAGTATTGCTGTTCGCAGCAGATAATCAAGACTTCTTAAAGCAAGTAGAAGTCAATAAAAATCAAGGAATGGAATGGACATATGTTGGGCCGAAAGAACCAACAAATAGTCCGTACATACCTATCGTAAAAGAAGATGGTACTGAAATCATCTTGTTTAAAATGAAGTGATAAACTAAATGATAACCAAAAGGAATAATCATGTTCATACTACATCTGATAATGCAGAACAACTGCAAACATACAGTGTTTGTGGAAGAGAACAAGCGATTGGAAGCAATTCCAACTGCTATTGCTCACCTAAAAGCGGAAGCTTCTGGACTAGCAGCAGAAATAATTATCTGCAACGAGCAAAACATGCCACTAAACTACCATACTATAAAAGGAACTTCCGATGGAATACATATGGATGAAAACCCGTGGCTATGGATGGGAATGGGTTTGTTGTTAGCAACATTGCTGTTCCCTTGGTTACTATTGTATTAAAGCTTTACGACACCCTGTAGCCATGTACATGGTTTACTTTGTAATTCCCCGAAAGTAGTACGGGTATAGACAGGGTGTCACCCTAGCCGCGTTAGGTTGCTCCTAACTAGTACGGTTTACAGCTCCGTATGATTGAAGTGGTGTCGCAGTCACAACAAAAGAGGTCGATGCAAGTATGCCGTCATCGTGTATGGCGTTAGTGAGAAGAGGTGGAGCGAAAGCTTAGAAACCGTTATCGCATACACACCCTTTTACCAACAAAACCAACAGGATGCACATTATGCGCAGAGTAGATATACTTAAACAACAACTTCAAAGCAGCCGTGGACGTTTCTTCACAGCAACCTACAAAACCAGTGTAGGTCCAATGCTTACTCTTAACTTCAAAGTCAATGAAGTAATGTCAATAAAAACTAACCAGATCAAATGTAAGGTGTACATACCTTCTATCATGCGATCTCAAGTTATGATCTTTGATATAGGTAAATCAGGTGACCTGCAATATCTAGCAGCAGATCGAAGCAAGATCAGCATGTCAGGTAAAGGTCTACTATAACAATCAGGTACTTAGGAGAATAATCTTTTAAGTACCTTTAGCACATCAAACCAATAGGTAAAAACAATGCAATTATCCAACTATGGTAACGCAGCGCAAGTAATAGGTGTACAACACACTCAACAATTCCAAATGCAAATGAACGCTAAAATGTTCAGCATCTTAACCGATAAACTGTATCA